TGGACAAGGTACAAGTGAAAAAACTGCGCCGCGCCGGAAAACGCACGCCTGTGCGGCGGATTGGCCAAGCGCAGACAGGAGGAATATAAGAAATGCATAGGGGAAAATAATGGGTCTCGCTGAAAAGTTCCTCATCTTCATCCTCTTTCTGGCGCTCTGCGCCGGGGGATGTTTCTGGTTAGGCTACCGCTCCGCATCGAATAAATTCGCCGCCCAGCAGCTTGATCTGGATCGCGCCGCCAGCGCTAGATATCGCGCCGAAGTCGAGCGCGGAGACGCCCTGGCCGCGCAGCTTGAAAACGTTAAAACCCAAACCAGAACCGTTACAAAAACCATCGTCCGCGAGGTAAAAAACTATGTCACGCCGCTATCCGTCAGCAATTGCACTATCCCTCTCGGCTTTGTCCGCCTGCACGACGCTGCCGCCGCCAACAGTCTGCCCGCAGCCCCCGGCCTCGATGCTGACGCGCCCAGCGGAGTTGATCTCGCTGCCGTCGCCGCAACCGTCGCGGAAAACTACGGCGAATGCCACGCCTGGCGCGACCAGCTCAATGCGCTGATCGACTGGCACCAGCAGGTAAAACCATGACCCCGGAAGACCAGGCCCAAGCCTTTGAGCTGGCCGAATACGAGCGCAACCAGCGCCGCGCCATCATGACGCTGCCGACCGCCACATCGGCGAAATACTGCACCGATACAAGCTGCGGCGATGAAATACCGGAAGCGCGGCGGGCGGCCATGCCAGGCGTGATGTATTGCGCGGATTGTCAGGCGCGACGGGAACGACAACAACGGTTATCGAGGAAATGATATGACCATTCAAGTAGAATTAACCTGGCTGATCGGGCTGCTGACGTCATTTTTTGGCGTGGTCTGGGCTTTCGGCAAGGTGCTGGTGAAACAGTTCGACAAGCGGCTGGATGAAAGATTTGCCACGCAGGAGGCGTTACGCGTGGAGTCCCAATCGCATTGGGAAACTCGCTTCGGCAAGATCGAGAGTCTGGCGCGTGACACGGACCGGATAATGACGTTAATGCGCGGCGAGATGCCCAGCCAGTCGACGCACCTTGACGACCATGCCGTGCGCCTGTCAGAAGTCGAATCCAGGATTGAAATGATGCCCAGCCACGAAGACCTGGGAGACCTGCACGAGCGCATCAACGATATATCCAAGGCAGTGCATACCCTTTCGGGCGAGATGACCGGTATCAAGACCACGCTGGGGCTGATCCATCAGCATTTACTGAATGGGGGAGGCAGGCAATGAGCACGGCGCAACGCATGGCAGAACAAGGGCGGCGCCTGGCCATCCTGCAAAGCCTCTCCATCGCCCACCGCTACAAGCGCGCGCTGCCCGATCTGCGCGCCCAGCTCGATGCCGTCGGGTATGCCGCCAGCCGCGACCGCCTGGCAGCAGATTGCGCATGGCTGGAAGAAATCGGCCTGGTGGAGACGCGCGACGACATTGTCACCCTGACCCAGCGCGGACTGGATGCGGCGGAGGGCTACAGCGAAATCCCCGGCGTCAACCGACCCGGACCGGAGGCATAGCGACATGGCTCATGCCGACGAAACCCGCGCCGCCCTGCGTCGCGCCTACATCAGCGAGCGCCAGACGCTGGAAACCGCCGCCGAACTGGTAAAAATCCCTCTCACCACCGCCCGCAACTGGAAGCGCGCCGCAAAGGAAGCAGGCGAGGACTGGGACAAGCTGCGAGAGCTGGCCATGCTCACCGGCGGCGACATGGAAACCATGTTCCGGCGCATCCTTGCCGCGGCCATGACCCAGGCCGAAGCCAGCCTCAAGGCGGTGGAAGCCGACCCGGAAATGGGCGCGGAAACCCGCGTCAAGCTCATGGCCAGCCTGTCCGACAGCCTGAATAAGATCGGCTCCAGCATGTCGCGCTTCGCCCCGGAGGCCGATGCCCACGCCATCCGCCTCGACACCCTCAAGCGCTACGCCGAGTTTGCCCGCGCCAAATATCCCGCGAGCGCAATGGCGCTGGTGGAAAGCCTGCAAGCCTTTGGCGAGACCTTGACGCATGGCTAAAACCTCTCACAGGGAGCTGCTCAAGGGCCTGGCGGACATTGCCGCCACCCTGCGCCGCAACATCGAATCCGAGGTGGACGGCTTCGAACCCGACCCTATGGCGATTTCGTTACGCCGTAACACGGCCATGACGGACTACCGCTATTTCGCCAAGACCTATTTCCCGCACTACGTCAAGCACGGCGAGGCCGCGCTGCATGCCTACCTTTATTCGCGCCTCCCCGAGATCGTGGACAACGGCCAGGGCGACCACGAAGCCATTGCCGCGCCGCGCGGCAATGCCAAGTCCACCCTGGTCACGCAGATCTTCGTCATCTGGTGCCTGGTCACCGGGCGCAAGCATTATCCGGTGATCGTCATGGATGCGCTCGACCAGGCGCTGCCGATGCTGGAGGCCATCAAGGCCGAGCTGGAATTCAACCCGCGCCTGGGCATGGACTTCCCGGAGTCCACCGGCCAGGGCCGGGTGTGGCAGACCGGCAGCATCGTCACTAAAAACGATGCCAAAGTGCAGGTGTTCGGCTCCGGCAAGCGCATGCGCGGACTGCGCCACGGCCCCCACCGGCCCGACCTGGTGATCGGCGACGACCTGGAAAACGACGAGAACGTCAGAAGCCCGGAGCAGCGCGACAAGCTGCAATCCTGGCTGACCAAGACGGTGCTCTCCCTCGGCCCCGCCGACGACAGCATGGACGTGATCATCATCGGCACCATCCTGCACTACGATTCGGTGCTCAACCGCCTGCTCCACAATCCGCTCTGGTCATCGAAAAAATTCAAGTCCATCGAGCGCTGGCCGGACAACATGCACCTGTGGGAACGCTGGGAAGGGCTGCTGCTGAACGAGGGAGAGACCGCCGCTTTACACTATTACACCCAGTGTAAAGATGACATGGAGGCCGGATCGGTAGTCTGCTGGCCGGACGGCCAACCCCTCTACAAGCTGATGCTCAAGCGCGCCCGCGATGGCCGCGCAGCTTTCGATTCGGAGCAGCAGAACGACCCGGTGTCGAGCGACGACGCGCCGTTTGCCAACCTGATCGAGTCCTGTTTCTGGGCCGAGCTGCCGCCCGGCCTGATTTATTTTGGCGCCTGCGATCCCAGCCTGGGCAAGGCGGGCGGATCGCGCGACCCATCCGCGCTGCTGGTAGGCGGCCTGGACCGCAAGACCGGCATCCTCTACGTGGTCGAGGCGGGCATCAAGAAGCGACTGCCCGACCGCATCATCGAGGATGTCATTGCCTTGCACGATAAATGGCACTGCGCCCTGTGGGTGGTGGAAGCTGTCCAGTTCCAGGAATTTTTCCGCACCGAGCTGATCAAGCGCAGCGCCCAGCGTGGCAGGCCCGTGCCGGCGCGCGCTGTCACCCCGGCCTCCGACAAGCTGCTGCGCATCGAAACCCTGCAACCGCACATGGCCAACGGCCTCATCAAGCTGCACCCCAGCCAGACCATGCTGATCGACCAGTTGCGCCACTTTCCCAAGGCCGACCACGACGACGGGCCGGACGCGCTGCACATGCTGTGGATGGCTGCGATTTCCGTCGGCGTAACCATCGAATACCAGGGCGCAAGCGGCAGGCATGGGTGGCATGACGCTTCGGCAGGCTCAGCGCGCCGCAGCGACAACCAAGACAACAGGAGCAGAGACAACCAAGACAACAGGAGCAGATCCGCATGGTAAAAATACTCGACCAATACGGCAAGCCGCTCGACAGCCAAATCCCGACCGAACCGCAAACCGCTCTCGTCGGCGGCCTGTACCAGCAATTCGCCAGCCACCCCAGCCGGGGGCTCACGCCATCGCGCCTGGCGCGCATCCTGGAAGATGCCGAGCAGGGCGACATCCGCGCCCAGCACGAACTGTTCATGGACATGGAAGAAAAGGATGGCCACATCCTGGCCGAAATGGGCAAGCGCAAGCGCGCCTTGCTCACCCTGGACTGGGATGTAACGCCGCCGCGCAATGCCAGCGCCAGCGAGAAAAAGCTGGCCGGTTATGCCAAGGAACTGCTCCAGGACACGCCCAACTTCGAGGACGTCATTATCGACGCCCTGGACGCCATCGGCCACGGCTTCTCCTGCCTGGAAATAGAATGGGAAATGCTGGGCAGTGAATGGCTGCCCAAATCCATCACCCACCGCCCGCAAAGCTGGTTTCAGACCGACCGCGAAACCCGCACCCAGATCCGCCTGCGCGACATGAGCATGGACGGGCAGGAATTGATCCCATTCGGCTGGATCAGACACATCCATAAGGCAAAATCCGGCTATCTGTCACGCAGCGGCCTGCATCGCGGCCTGGCATGGCCCTACCTGTTCAAGAATTACGCCATCGGCGACCTGGCCGAGTTTCTGGAAATCTACGGCCTGCCGCTGCGCCTCGGCACCTACCCAAACGGCAGCAGCGATGAAGAAAAGTCCACCCTGC